TCAGGTAATACTGAACCTCGGGCTTAACGGTATCTTCGTCGGCCATGATCAGGCTGAGAAGATGCCGACGGCTAGAACTTCAACGCCTGCCGCAGTTGTGATCTTCCACGCGCCGCTGCGAGAAATGGTGCCCAGCGGAATGACATAAACGCCAATGCCGCCGCCCACGTTGTTAGGCAAAACGACGTGACTAGCCACGGCACCATCCAAGATGGTGACCGAGCTGGTCGCTGCGGTGCTGACGGTGCAAATCAGTTTGTCAAGGTAGTCACCAATCGCCCCCGTGCCACCCAGCGTTTGGGCGGTCTGGCTTGTTGCAACGTGTTCGTACTGGTAACGATAAGGTGCGTTTACGCCTGCCATGTGTTGCTCCTAAATTCGGTTGGTTCGCCTTGGTGTCTCGCGCCACAGAGTTTCGAGTGGGGCAAGCTCAATGCGCGAATTATGCCCCGTAACAGCAAAAACCGGAGGTTTTTCGGGTTCTTTTGGCTTAATTTCCTGCCAAGCAATGGCCATCATGCGGAAAGCGTCAGCGCAATGGCTGGTGAAGTCATGCCGCGGCTTCTCGCGGAACATCTTTTTTTCGTCGTCCCACTCGCGCTGATACTGCTTGAGCAATTCCACGGCATCGCCGCAGCGTTCGCGGTCAAACCACACGCGCCGCATCATCACCCGCGCTGCCTGGATGCCGTCCTGCACGCTCAAAGACGGCACGATGGCCATGTTTTTGAGGCCAAGGTGGGCGTCCAGTTGTTCGATGATTGACTTGCCGCCTGAGGCCAGCGTCTTGGCCCGAGCGTCGTGGGGCAGGTAGTGTGTCGCGTAGCGATACGCCTTGCCAATCACCACGTTGGCATAGTCGTCAATGGTCAGGCCCGAGGCTGAGTAGTAGTCAATGATCCGCAGCTCGGAACCCAGCATCTGCCAGAACCAGATGGCCGTGTCGTCGTGGAAACCCAAGTCCCAAGCGGTAAACACGGGCAAGCTGCGGTCGTGATCCACAACGGTCACGCGCCCTTCGTCCTCGATAGCCCGCAACTCGCGGCTGTAGTACGCACCCAAGATCGCAGCCTCAAAGCTGCACTCAAACTCTTGCTGGTACTGATCCTCAGTCATGCCTCGAGATGCGTCGGCCAGCTCGTCGGGCTTAATCAGGCCAGACTGCGAGGCCTTGATGCTGGTCGAGTACCAGTCGGGCGAGCCTTGGGCCTGCGTCCAAATGCTGTGAAAGAAGTTGTGCCCCTTCGGCGTGCCAATAAACGAGGCCCAGCCCGCTCTGTCGGCCAGCAGCGGTCGGATGATCTCGCCCCAGACCCTTGGTCTCATGTCGGCCACCTCGTCAAGCACCACGCCATCAAGGTACATACCCCGCAAAGCGTCGGGGTTGTCCGCCCCAAAGAGCCGGATGCGTGCCCCGTTGAGCAGCTCGACCCACAGCTCGCTGGCATTGGCCTGAGTGCGAACGTCTGCGGTGTAGCGCAGCAGGTAGTCCCAACTGATGCTCTTAGCCTGGCTGTAGAACGGCGCGATGTAGGCGTAACGGCCATCCGTCTTGCCATCGGTGAAGGCGCGACGAATGAGGTCATTGATGCACGCTACGGTCTTCCCAGCACCCTTCGGCGGTGGGCGACTAAACACGCCCACCGCGCACTCCTATCGTGAAACGCCGCAAATGCTTTGCGAGGCGAATACGGAATAACAATTTTTTTGACAGTTGTCAAGCATTAGCCCAATTTTTGCCGCGCCAAATCTCATAAATTGATGACTTAGAAACATCAAAAAGTTTGGCGTACTCAACGCCAGATTTTTTTCTGGTTTTAATTTCTTGAACATTTTCAAGAGTCAACTTAGCCCACGTTGCTTTTTCACCAGCGTTGTCAGGAATGAAGTTCCTGCCCCTAGCCACGCAATCTTGAGCATTTTGCTTGAGCGTTCCAGCGTACAGATGCGTAGGGCTTACGCAGGCGCTGTTATCGCAATGATGCAGAACGGCCAGCCCTAACGGAATTTCGCCTTTGTACAGTTGATAAGCGACACGATGAGCCTTGGCTGTGCCTTGTTCCCTTGTGCCCAAACCAATCACGCCATAGCCCAATTCTTTTACGGCACCAGTCCAAAGCCAACAGCCAGTCAACGCTTCTGGGGACACTTTCTCATGAAATCTGTCCCAAAGCGATTTAACAATTTCGCCCTTCTTTCGCATGGTCGCCCCTTATTCGTCGCTCGGTCGCTGCCATTCGATCACGGTGCGGATAGGCGCATCAGCATCGCCGACCAGTTCGGTTCTCGCAAGTTTCGGCGCAGCGTACTCGGCCAACTTGGACACAAGGTCAAGCGCTTTGCTCGGATCGTCCTGAGCAACGCTTTCTAGCCATTTAGAGACGTTTTCGCTGTTGTCCTCTAACAGCCTCTGGATCGTCTCTCGGAAGCTCTTGGTGACCTTGTTAGGCGTGCCCTTGACCCGTCCCTTGCCAGCATTGGGCGGAATCCACTTCTTCTTTGCAACCGTTTCTACTTTGCTATCGGTCACGGCCTGCCTCGCATCAACGCAGCCGCAAGCTGCTGCGGCTTGTTCTTGACCCCTTCGGCAGCCATGCGCTTCGCATCGGCCACAGAGATGCCGACGCGCTTGGCCACAGCGGGGTCATGAGCTGCGGCTTGAAAGAGTCGGTTCTGTTGCTGGCTGTATGGCATGGGTGTAGTGTATGTCATGAGTTGAAGATGGTCAAACCAATGCCCAAATCATATAAATGCTTTAATTTTTTCAAACAAATTTAACCTATATTGTTTCATTAGTTCCATATCAGCAGGATATACCTGCTGACCTGTTTTAATATTTTTCACCAACCAATAATTAGCCTTTTGTTCCACTCTGCCATCCGCAACAACTTTATAAGTTGCCCATTCATCAGAATGGGCTTGCATTTTTTCAAACAAAAACCATTTTTGATCACCGTCCTTAACTTGTGCTTTAACCCGCCAGCCCTCGGCCTTGTCTGGAATTCTGCCTGCATACGTTTTCATGTTCGCTCCTGTGCCCTATAGGAGCTGCATCATAACCCTATAGGAACAACAACAACAAGCCTTCCCCAAAAATTTTCGCATCGTCTTGTGCCCCTCCCCTACCTCCCCTACCCCTGCCTAAAAGGGGGTAGGAGAGGGGCGGGGTTTAGGGGCACACTCCAACGCCTTTGCCCCTGTGCCCCTAAGTGCCCCTAGGGGCGCGCAGGGGCATTAGGGGCGCAACAATTCTTGACTTTCTGTTGGCTCATTTTTCGTTCTTTTGCATCAACATCACGCTCAACTGCACCTCATTGACAAACACCCAGCCTCCGTCGCATGACTCCAAAGTGCCTGCATTGAGCAATGGTGAGATGATCCCATCTGGCCGAGAAGCATCCATTTTATTTCTAGCAGTTCTCTCTGCCATACCATCTTTAATAAGCAAATCTCTCAATCCATCCCTGCTCAAATAAGGTAATCCTCGACGTTCTTCTGTACCAGATGCCCACCAAGCACGCTCAACCATTCTGACGTTCTCATCATGTTTTGATGGTTTCTTGTTTGGTTGATTATTAGTAGATTCATCGTCTGAAATGGCAACGCAAGTTGTTGCGGGATTGCCAAACTTAGACACCCCCATCTCCACCACTTCCAGCTTGAAGTAGATCGTTTCGCCCTTGCTTGGAAGTTCGCGCTGCTTGGTCACGTTGACCATGCGGATGCCGTCTTTTTCAATCACCTCAATCTCGGTGTCAATGTGTGCGCGGATGCCTGACCAGCCGCGAGCGCCCTTGGCGGCATCCTTGCCATTGTGGTGAATCATCATCAACGCGGCTTTGGTGGCGGTGGCTACCTGGTCAAAACGAGCCATGACCGGCCCCATGTCTTCGCCGCTGTTCTCATTCGCGCCTGCGCTCATGCGTGCCAAAGTGTCGCCAATAATAAGGCGCACAGGCTTGCCCTTCATCTGCTCAATGGATCGCACCAACTCAATCACATCGTAGGCATCTTGATCGCCGGTGTAAAAGTTCATGGGCACGGGCACCATTGCCAAGTTCTCAAGATTGCAACCGTAGAACTTCTTGATGGCTTGCATACGCGCACGAATGCTGGCTGGGGCTTCGGTTGCCAAGTAGATCACCAAACCTGGGTCGGTCTTGCGTCCGTAGCACAGCGTGCCTGTTGCGATTGCGGTGGCAACTGAGAGTGCCCAAAATGTTTTGCCTGAGTTGCTGTCACCATAGACCACCACCGAGCTGCCAATGGTCATCAAGCCCTCAACCAGTTCGTTTGGCGCTTCGTACTCGGCGCTCAACTGGTCACCAAAGACCACTTGCAACTTGTCAAAGACTGCCGTGCCAGTTTCTTGCGTCAGCAACGCCAACAGATCCCCGCCTGCCTGCGCGTAATCGTTCGCATCGCCTTCATCTGGCGGCATCACCATCCGCGCCCCATGCTTGGCACAGGCTTGCTCTGCGTACCGCTGGCCGACTCCGCTTTTGTCATGGTCGGCCACAATCACCAAATCGCTGGTTGGGTGCAAGCCGCGCATGGTTGCGGTCACAGGCACAAGGTTGGATGCTGAGTATGCAACGACAACCGGCCTTGAGGTGACTTGATGGATCGTGGCAGCGGTGGCAAAGCCTTCGGCAACGTAAATGCTGCCAGGCTCGTCCATTGACCCCAGCACCCAGAACTTGCCGCCCGTCTGCCCGCCTGGGTGGTATAGCTTGCCGCCTTCGCTGTCGATGTACTGCAAAGATGCCAAGGTGCCATCCTGATCGTACAAAGGCACCACCAAACGGCCATCGCCTGTGACCCGTGCGCCGTGAGGTGCGATGCCCTTCCGCTTGAGGTAGGGATGATCTGGCGAGGCACCTATGCACTCGGCCCAAATGGTGTCGACCACATCCGCAGCCACTTCGTGCTTGCGGGCCTGTTCAATCTCGCGTGCAGCCTTGGCCTCGGCCATGCGACGAGCAAACGCCATCTCATCAGCTGGACTGATCTGCCTGCTGACTTCAGCCCGCCAATTGGCAACGATGCCAGAGCGCCAGCACCCAAACTGACCGGCTGGGATGCCATCGCCAAAAATGATGTACCAGCCCGATTTGTCGTAGCCAGGCGTGCCTTT